GTGGAAGTCCATCGCGGAAGTGCCGTCGGCCTTGGCCTTCGCGGCCAGTTCTTCATACCCCGGATCGGTCAGCGCTTCGATGTCCTCAATGCGCTGTCGCTCGGCGGTTACGGCGTCCTGCCTGATCTGATCGACCAGGGCCGGGTTATCCGCACGAAGCTGATCCAGATTGATGTCCTTGATGTCCATGTGTGAATCTTCCTCCTCGTGATTATTTATTTCAGTCGGTGCCCCGGCAACAGGAGTACCGTTACTGATATTGTGGGTGGGGGATGGGTCTTTGACGGCGATGCTCTCTGGCACGGCCCTGTAGATGTCCTTCATCATGTCCATTTCCCGCGCCGTCACGCAGGCGGCCACCGGCTCGCTCGCCAGCAGCTCGTCGCAGAAGCCGTAATCGCAGGCTTCCTTCGCCGTGAACCAGGTTTCCGCGTCCATCCAGTCCTTGATCCGCTCCTCGCTCTCACCGGTTTTCGCGGAATACATCTGGTGAAACTGATCCTCCATCTTGTGAAGGTGATCCACGGTTTTCATGATCTCGTCGGCGTTGCCCCAGGTGATCGTCATGGGGTTGTGGATCATGAACTCGCTGCCCTCGGCGATCACTACATGGGCGTTTGGAACCGTGGCAAACAGTGTCGCGGCGCTGGCGCAAAGGCCCTCGATCATCACGCGCACGCTGTCAAAGCCCGCGTTGATAATCATGCTTCGCATGGCAACGGCGGCGTAGACCTCGCCGCCGCCGCTGTTGATGCGCACATTCAGCTTGCTCGCGCCGTTCTTCCGCGCCTCTTTCAGCGCCTTGTCGAAGTCGCCGGGCGTGGTCTCGTCGCCCCACCACTTGTCGTTGGAAATCTCGCTGTACACCAATACCTCGGCTTCTTCGCCCTCGGCTTTCATGGTGAAACAGATGCGATAGCGCTCTTTATTCGTCATCGGTCTCGTCCTCCTTGTCATCGTCGCCGTCATTCGGCTGCGGGTCGTTGTTCCCGCCCTGCGCTGCGGTGTCGCCGCCCATCGCCGCGCGGGTGGCGATCTCCTTATTGCGCGTGCGCACGACCTCGTCCCAGTTGTTGCCGTTGTATTCCATGGCCTCCTGTTCCTCGGTGCTGATGTTGTTCCTGATCCGGGCCTCCGCCGCGTTGACTTCCTTCAACGGGTCAACGTGGCCCATGCTCGCGCCCATCCAGGAACACCCACACCATGCCTGGCGCACGATGGGGTCATCAAAAAAGCCGGGCGCTTCGATGCGTCCGGCGGCCACGGCTTCGGAAAGCCATTGCTCATATATGGGTTGATTGAATCCGCTGTTGAATCGCCTGCGGTAGACCTTCACGGTTCGCCAGAAGTCCAGTAGCGCCGCGCGGGCGGCGGTGTAGTTGCTCTCGTACTTCTTGACGAGTACTTCTTTGGGTATGCCCATGCTCGACGCGATCACCATGATAAAGGTGTTCACAAAGACCTCGAATTGTGTGTCGCTCCGCTTCGGGTCTACGGTTTCCGGGTGCTTTCCGGGCGGCAGATCATAGATTGCGCCGGGGGCGAGTTCAAGTTTCAGTTCATCGTCCGTAACCTTCTCGTCCTCGTTTACGGCGTCCTCCATGCCCGCCTTGCCGTCATCGTCCTTGCTGGTGATGAACACGGTCAGCATGGCAGAAACCAGCTTGCCCGCGATTTCCGCGTTCATGTAGCGCGAAAACTGCTTCAAACCCTCGATCTCCGCCGCCACCAGCGGAACGCCGCGCCGCTGCTCCGGCCTCTCGTGAATCATGATGTGAAGCATATTTTCGTAGCCGGTATCGCTGCCAAAGGCGTCGATGGGCGTCCACGTCAATTCGCTGTTGTCATTGGCGGCTATCGGGCTGCGGCTGGCGATGTAATAGCGAATCACTACGCCCTCTTTGTCGATCTCAATACCGTCGATGATCCGCCCGCCGCCGTCGGTCTCGGTGCTCTCGCTGTCGCCGCTGGTATCCGGGTTGCATATGCGATCCGCTTCGATCAGGCGTATGGTGGTCTGATAGGGCGTCCTGGCGTTATCCTTCATGCCGAAAAGCACAAACACATCGCCGGACATGAGCATGGACAGGAAAGCGAGCTGCTGCAAATCGTAGAAGTTTTGCTGTCGTTCCGCGTCGCACATCTTGTTTTCAGCCCAAAGACGCCATTCCCGGAGGATGGTTCGCTCCGTTTCCTCCCTAACCTCGTCCGTCAGGCCCAGGAAATCGCCGTCGATCTTGGGCTTCGGTATGATGCCCCATCCGCAAACGGAGGTTGTCAGCGTGTTCACGCCGCTTCTGGCGAGGCCGCCGCCCTCGTAAAGATCGCGGGAGCGCTGGCGAAGGGTGGATGAATACAGGTCGATGCTGTCCTCGGCGTTGCCAGCGTCGATGATCCAGCCCAGCAGGGAGTTCTTCGTCGTGCTCGCGCCGTGGCTGCCGTAACTCATGCGCGGGGTTGCCGTCCGCCCACGGCCTGCGGTTTTCTGTTCCTGCGCTTTTTCCTGGTTCAGTCGTTTGTTATAGGCGTCGTTGCCGCGTTTCGGGCTGAACAGATAAAGGGCGCGTTCCCTCAGTTTCGGCTTGGTGTTCATTATGGTTCACGCTCCTTTATAGGTCACGCGGTACGACGCGGGTCACGCGCTTGGTTCTCACGGTGCCGGAAAGGGCTTCTACCAGGTTAGAGAAGTAGTTGATCGCCGCCCTTATGTCCTCTAAGTCAACAAGGGTGCATTCCCGTGATCCTACGCGGTAGCTGGTGACTTGCCCGCTTGCAAGCGCCTTTTCGGCGCTTTTCCACAGACTCAGCATCTCCTGGGCCTCCGAAAGGGTATACGCGGATGTGATCGCCATGTTATCACGCTCCTATACTTGTACTCCACGGCTGACGATATGCCGCGTTTTTCTCCTGGTCTCTTGCTGCTTGGTAATGATCTGCGGGGTGTCCTCGCCATTGATGTAACGCTCCAGCTCGTCGAAGCGCCAATGGAAGTAACGATAAGCGGCGCGGGCATAGTTCCGACAGTCCAACGGCTCATTGCGCTCGTAGAACTGTTCCCAGACCGCCACGCCTTGCCCATTGCGTCGGTGGATTTCCAAACGCTCGGATATGAGGCCCTTGAAATACTCCATATCGTAACCGGCGCGGTAGTCGATGGGGAAGTGCATATAATTCGGTCCTGGTTCCTCTATAGCTGCGTCAGACATGATGCCTGCCTTTCCGGCGTCTACGCCAACCATGAATTTAGCGCCGTCGCCCTGGCCGCGCTTCATGGGCCTGCACTCGTCTTTTCCCTCGCCGCGTTCACCCTTGATAGCCCATATCTTCTTCGATGCCCGCCGGGCGCATTGCTTATAGATCGTGGTGGTATAATGGCCGCCGGAGTCGATGAATGTTGCCAGTATTCGGAATTTGATGCCGTTCGTGGATTTCCACTCGCGATCCAGTAGCGCGTCCACTTCTTTCCACACATCCGGTGCATCTGGCCGTCCAGGGATGACGCCTCGGCTGATGCCCCAGCTTTGCCCGTTTCGATCCCAGCCCACAACCTCGTACTCTAAGCGGTTGTCCTGGGTGTCCATGCCCATGGTCAG